ATAAAATTGCCTATTGATGTCTTAGTCGCGCGCTCTTTGAAGCCCGATTTTAGTATGTTTCATCAAGGATGGCAAAAGAAGACCAATAGGTATGGGGTGATTACCGGTACTATATTGGCCACATTGATGTTTATTTGTATTCCAATGTGGGGTGCGGCATCATCGTTTAAGTTCTTTGAACCAATGATGCGCATTCTGGAAAAGTTACCGTATGTTACATGGCTTATAGACTGGCTCAAGAAATTGGGTGCAGGTGAAGCCGACATGCGAAGTGTTCCTATTGAAATTCATGAGATAATCAAGGATTTGCATAATGAGTCAGAAGATGGCTCAGTGTATGATTATGGTTATGGTAGTGGACGATCACAGCATGACTCACAAACCTGCTCAGATGAGTGTGGTGATTTGGAGAGTTGTCATTGTAAATGTCATATAAAGGATGAAGTTGATGTTCTTGAAGAAATTCTTGAGCAGGCTGACGGAGAGGAAGGAGATTCCGAGTGTGAGAGTAGTGCCGGTCTTGGCCACCCTACACGACGAAAGGCTGATCTGCGAAGATCATTCATTCAAAAGCCTATGACAGAGCCTGATTTTAGTCGGAAGAGCAGATTGCTCCGAGAGACTTTTGGAAAGTTTATTCCTGCTCAAAGTACTGATAAAGGAAAAGAGAAAGTGGAAGATCAGGTGGAACAGTCCCCCATTGGTTGTGTGCAATCAGATTGGGATGCCCTTAATGTGGAAATTAAGGATGAAGTCCTTCGTAATGAGGGCTTGGCTGAATTTCTTGATGGGATTATGAAAAATAAGGTTTATAATCTCACAAATGATCTTGCTGGGAAAGAGACCTCAGCAGCAATGATGGCTACGGATTTGGAGGGTAAAATACGAGAGTATGGAACCGTTATCTGGGAGCATTTGCAAAAGCACCAGTTGAAATACATATTTGGTGGATGCATGATTGCTGGGCTTATTGCCACGAAGATGTCACAATCTGGTAGTGGTTTGGGCCGCAAGATTCCTATTAATACAGATACCTGGGTTGGAGAAGGCCAACGTGGTAAGGGTGCCGGAACTAAATTTGTTCGACACCCTGGAAAGAGACCTGGAAAGGCTACACGTGCCCGTATGACTGGGTTGGAGTATGATCCTTCTGAAACTGAGAGGGATTGGGAAGCTGACCAATACGAGAATCGTATTGAAGAGGAACGCGAGCGCATTGACGAGCTTATGAACCGTGCCACTCATAATGGATATGAGAGTGATGAAGGTTGTAAGACAGGTTTGCATAGAGCAAATGGTCATGCGTGTCGGTTTGATACGGGATGTTTTGAAGATTATCCAAAACGAACCCGGGGTGTTGGTGAGACTATGGCTCAAAGGCTAGCTCGTAAACACTTCCCTCAGAGGAAATCACCCGCTGAGGTTGCTCGCACGGCCCGTGCTATAAGGCGTGCGAAGGAAACACCGAAGTCCGCCACATGTGAGGAGATAGTTGATCTTATGATGAAGAAGAAACTAGCTCACGTGGAGGAGTTGAGTGACGAATCATTGCTTGGGAAAGTAAAGCTCGATCTTAAAGAGCGTGCTAAGCGTGTTTATAAGTTGTACTATGAGAATGATGGCCAGAGGGAAATGGCGTCTTCTAGTACAGTCGTTGCTAATCATGCTGTAGTTACATTACATGCTCACAAACAGGGTAAGCCTGTGCTTGTGAATGCTATTGCTACAGTGGAGTGCAGTGGTGAGATAATTCCGATTGCTGATGATTTGGGTATGTACGTGATAAACGGAATCCCATCATCAAAAGCATGGACTATGAGAGCTCCAATAAATGAGCAAGTCGTGCAAGTCGGTTTTACAGATCCTGATCAACAGGAGCCAGCGTTTGGAGTTGGTTTTACCTCATCAACTGGTGTTTATGACGCGCCCACTGATTTCGGTGATTGTGCCGGACCAGTGATTGCTGTGTCAGACGGTGCGCTTGTAGGTTTTCATATCGCGGGGGGGGAACTGGTTAATCGTTTTGTTCCGATGACCGAGTTGTTGGCAAAGAAGCTTAAAGCTGGTGTCAATGATCCCATATTGAACAGTTCGCTTTTTCAATAGAGCCCCCTCTTCCTTCTCACTTCGTAGAGAAGGGGGAGGAATTTTGGGGGCGATACCCTGAAAACTTTCGAAAGAAAGCGTGTTTTAGGGATACTGCGAATCTCTCGGAGCTGCATCAGAGGATGTTGCCCCAGGAGTACTTTCCTGTAGTTGGTTCAGTGCCGAAGAAGTTTTCCGGCCATAACCGTAGGAAGGTTGATATGATAATTGCCCAATTCGAAGATGATCGACGAAAAGAAGTTGACCGAGTTGGATGGGGGTTGCCTCACCCGAATATTGAGGCTGCGTACAGTTCACTTGCTAAATATGCTAAGTCCACGCCTGCTATGAACCCTAAGCAAATAGTTGCTTGGAATGAGTCAGCAGAATTTATGGCGAAACATTTTGGCCCGTATATGCAAGGAGCGCGAGTGAAGACTCTGGAAGAAGCTATGTCAGGGATAGACATGAGCACGTCTCCAGGGTTTCCATGGACGCGTGAATATGCCACGAAACGTGCCATGGTCGATGATTGGAAGGAATTCCCACGATACATGGAGGAGGATTGGGACCGTTTGAAAGAAGACGGTTATACAGCAGTGTTTGGTAATTCCCTTAAGGAGGAGATAAGGCCAGCTGATAAAATAGCTAGCAACTCCATAAGGACGTTTACTGCTGGGCCCATTGAGATGACTTTGAATGGTAATAGGCTCTTTGAAGATATGAACCAGAAGTTTTATAAATCTCATTTGAAAACAGCCAGCGTTGTTGGCTCCACCCCATTAAAAGGTGGTTGGGAGCAACTTATGCGAAAATTGCGCAAGTTCCAGAATGGATTTGCCTTGGATGAATCTCAATATGATTCTTCCCTGCGTGCTCACTTAATGTGGTCAATAGCACGGTTTCGCTGGCAAATGCTTCGGAGTGAAGATCAAACGCCTGAAAATGAGCAGAGGCTCAAGGTGTATTATCGTAATTTGATTAATACGATGATTCTTACTTCAGAGGGTGTTTTGATTTTGAAAACGGGTGGGAACCCTTCAGGATCAGTTAACACCATCTCAGATAATACGTTAATCTTATTCATGCTATTGGCATATGCATGGTTAATGATAGCCCCGATTCATCGCAAGAGTTATGCGGATTTTGACGCAAACCTTGCTTTAGCCTTGTGTGGTGATGATAATACTTGGACGGTATCTGATGAAGCTGTGGAGTTCTTTAATGCAAGATCAGTAATTGCAATTTGGAAGGACATCGGTGTGACTACGACAACCGATTGTTTGGATCCGCGTCCCCTTGATGAACTTGATTTTCTTTCAGCCCATACGGTCTATATAGAAGGCCAGGCTGTTCCAATTTATGATCGTAATAAGTTGTTGACAAGTTTGTTATATTCGCGTTCCCCAGGTGATCCCGCGATGGCTATTTGTAGAGCCTCTGCTATCCTAAGAGTGGGATGGGCAGATGATAATATGCGTGATTACCTAAACGAACTCATACAATATATTCTTGAGGAGTATGGAGATGTGTTGAGTGGTGAGCCAGATTGGCAATTAGCCCTCACTCAAATCCCGACCCATGAAGAGTGTCGTGCTCTGATTTTAGGTAGACGAGAGAGCTACCCTCTTAAAAAACAATCATACAGAAGCGTAGAAAGTTTAAAAAGCTGTATAAAAGATTGTTTCAAAGAGAGAATGGAGGTAATAGCATTGCCCCAGAGAAGTCAGAGAAAGAGGAAGTATGTAAGACCGCAACCTAAAGGGCGGCGTTTGGTGGCCAGGAAAGTTGGTCGTCCACGAGTTAAAGCTCGAAATCGAAGACCACGAAAAGGCCGTGGCCCCCGTCAAGGTATGTACGGTGGTATGGGACAGAGTGTTGGAAGTACACAGTCCTTGGCTCGCGCAGGAGGAAAGGCTTTGCGCGGTGGGGTTGGCGTTAAACAGACGGATCGTATGATAGAGCGAGAGTTTATTGCCACAATACCAGGCTCAGTTGCTTATGCTAATCAGCTAACAATTGCATTGAACCCAGGCTTGGTAGCATCTTTTCCGTGGCTGTCTATAGAGGCAGCGGGTTGGGAGTCCTATCGTTTTAATAAACTTAGGTTTTGTTATTATACTAGAAAAGGATCAACAACGGATGGCTCAGTTATAATGGGACCCGATTATGACCCAGCTGATGCAGCACCTCCAGATGAGGCTACTTTCACACAGTATCAAGATGTGAAGGAGTTTGCTCCATGGATGGATGAGGTGTGCGTTGATCTTAGCGCACAGCAACTCAACAAGATCGGACGTTCTAAGTTTATCCGATCTGGTGCGGTCCCAGGGAATGCAGTGATTGCGGATTACGATTCAGGTAATTTCTTCATTGCGACCACAGGTATGGCCGACACTAGTAATGTTGGTAAGCTGTGGGTTGAATATGATGTGACGTTTGAAACGAAACAACGTCAGTCAGGGGTGGTTGCACCTGCAAACACTAAGGTGTCCGAATTTATTGACAATGCGCCTAGTGCGCTTGTTTCAGCAACACCTGCTAATTTGCCACTTGCTACGGTTCAGACGAATGGGCTGGCGGCTGTTAATACAGCTGGTAGTATTGTGTTACCTGCGGGTAATTATGTGGTGGATGGTGATGTTCATTTAAATGCAGCAACCAACTTAACCGTGGCCATAGTCCGTGTTCTTAAGAATGCGGGTCTTATTGGAACGGCGTCCCAAACTAATATCGCTGCCGGAGCCGTGATGACCGACACGAGCTTGCATGTTTCAGATTTTATATCTGTGAATGGCACCGATACCCTTACCTTGAATGCTCAATGCAATGGTACAGGGGCTTTGACTGGGCAAGGAACGCTCAGAATTATTGCGGTCTAGAGTTATTTCCTTAAGAAATATAAGGCTTGGTGAGCCTAAATAATAAACCCGGAGTTGATTAATCTCCGAGATCAAAATAACCTAACCGATTCTTGTGCGCGAACACGAGAATTGGTTAGAAGAGTTACTGCTTAACTTAAAGCGGCACATCCAGAAATGGGGAAGTGTAATTAAGGATACCAAAGAGATAGGTCTTTGAGACTGTCCATGGCGTTGAGTCTAATTCCGCCATTATATTGTTCTAATTAATTTTAGGTCACAACTTTATAGTGGCAAATGTTCAACAGCGGGATGGTCTGTACGGTTGTACCAAGTACATGTAGTAAGTAAGGAAACCTGTAAATCCAGTAAATCCAGAAATGGTGTGGTTAGGTTGTACTGGCTGAAATTATGGAAAGGGAAACCGGAAAACTTCTCTTGCC